GCGCCTCGCGTTGCGCGATCAAGCGCGCGAGTTCCTGCTCCTGCTGCGCGAGCCGGTCCGCCGTCCTGCTTTCGTCGCCGGCACCCGAATAGGCCGCGGCCTGCTCGACCAGGTCATTGATGTTCTGCCTGATGGCGGCGATGCGCTGGTCGAGTTCGGCGATGGTCGGGCCGGCCATTTGTTGTCTCCTGCAAATGATTGCGCTGCACGTGACGCCGAGAATGACATATCTTGCAAATAGATGCCACGGCACATGAGCCAAACTGACGCACCCCGTTTGACGAACGCGCGCTTTCGTGCGAGCTTCCGAAATGCAGGCTGCGCGTGGCGCGCCCGCCCCCCATCAAATTCTCAGCTTCTGCATCGGCATCGCGCGTCGTTGCCGCGGGCGACCGACGTGCGAGCCGCGCCCTTTCCGGAGGTCAAGATCATGCCCGAGCGCGCCAACGACGAGGCTCAGCCGGCGGTTGACGCGTTTCTCGCCCGGCTCGAGACCGCCATGAAGGCATGCGAGGCGCTCGGCGACGACGAGCTGACGCGGCACACGGGCCGCAAGATTCTCGCGGTCGCCGCCTGCGCGGCCGACGAATTGTTGCGCGACGGCGGGCAGGCGTTGCGCGCGGCGCCCGACAAGGTCGGCGCTTTCTTCGACCGGATCGCCGCCGGCTACATGCAGGCGATCGAGGGCTTGCACAAGCGCGTTGCCGTCGCCGAGGCGGGTTCGGTCGCCGGCAGCGACTTCGCACCCTACCGTCCGCGTGCGAGCAACCCGCCAGCCAACGCGTGGGATCCGATCTCTCCCCGCCTGCGGCGAGAGGCTCAGCGGGAATGACCCGAAGCGACTTCCGCGGCGCGCGCTATTACCCGGAGGAAGGCACGTGGCTGCGCCAACAGCTGCGCGAAGAACTGCCCTATCTCGATTACCATGGCACGATCGCCTGGTACCGCGCGCACGAGCGCTTCTTCAACGACCGCGAACGCGCCTTTCTCGCCTGCAACGACCGTTATTTTTTGCTCACCGGCCCGCTCGGCCGGTTGGACATGCACCATCCCTGGCTGTTCGAGCGCTGCCGCGAGGTCGAGCGCGCGCCGGACGGCCATTTGGACCTGTGGAGCCGCTATCATTACAAATCGACCATCATCACCTTTGCCGGCGTCATCCAAGAAATCCTGTGCGACCCCGATCTGACGGTGGCGATTTTTTCCCACACCAAGCCGATCGCCAAGGCGTTCCTGGTGCAGATCAAGCGCGAGCTGGAGGCGAACGACCAGCTCAAGGACATGTTCCCCGACGTGCTGTGGCGCGCGCCCGCGCGCGAGGCGCCCAAGTGGTCGGAGAACGAAGGCATCGTGGTCAAGCGCGCCTCGAACCCAAAGGAGGCGACGGTCGAGGCGCACGGCCTGGTCGACGGCCAGCCGACCTCGCGCCATTACGGCCTGCTCGTCTATGACGACGTGGTGACGGTCGAGAGCGTCGGCTCACCCGAGCAGATCAAGAAGACCACCGACCGCTGGGAGCTGTCCGACAACCTTGGCTCGATGACCGGCGTGCGCAAGTGGCACTGCGGCACGCGCTATCACTTCGGCGACACCTACGGCATCATTCTCGCGCGCGGCGTGCTCAAGCCGCGCATTCATCCCGCGACCGACGACGGCACGCTCAATGGCGCGCCGGTGCTGCTCGCGCCCGCGCGCTGGGAGGAGATCAAGGCGGCGCAACGCTCAACGGTCTCGGCGCAGATGCTGCTCGACCCGCGCGCCGGCAACGTCGCCGTGTTCCGCGCTGAGTGGCTCAAGGGCTACGAGGTGCGGCCCGCCGCGCTCAACGTCTACATCCTGTGCGATCCCTCCAAGGGCTCGGGCGCGCGCTCCGACCGCACCGCGATCGCGGTGATCGGGCTCGACGGCGCCGGCAACAAATATCTGCTCGACGGCGCGCGCCACCGCATGAAGCTGTCCGAGCGCTACGGCTTGCTCAAGCGGTTCCACGGCTATTGGTCGAGCCAGCCGGGCGTCCAGTCGTGCCGGGTCGGCTACGAGCGCTACGGCGCCATGGTCGACCTCGAGGTGATCAACGAATATCAGCAGCGCGACCGCGCCTTCTTCGCCATCGAGGAGCTGAACTTCCCGCGCGACGGCTCGGCCCATTCCAAGCACGACCGCATCGAGCGGCTCGAGCCGGATCTGCGCGCCGGCAAGTTCCTGCTGCCGGCCGTGGTGCACCATCCCGAGTTCGGCGCGCGCGACGGCAAGGCCACGTGGCGCGTGTGGAGCGAGGCGGACGCGGCGGGGGCCGAGCCCGGCAGCTACGAGAAGACCCTCAAGCCCGACAACATCGTCTATCGCCCGCTGCTGGGGCCGACGCGGGCGCAGCAGCGGCTGGAGCGACTGGGCGAACGCTACCGGATCGTCGATCCGATCAAGCGATTGGACGAAGATCGCAACGTTTACGATCTGACCCGGGCGTTCATAGAGGAGGCACTATTCTTCCCGTTCGCGCCCCACGACGACCTGATCGACGCCTGCGCGCGCATCTACGACATGCAGCCGGTGGCGCCGAGCCAGTGGGAGAGGGCGGAGTGGGAGGCGCCGGTGTACCCGGATGCGTGAGAAAAGGGCCACCAGTTAGGGCGATTGCGTTCTTAGGTTAGCAAAACCTTTTCGCCACGCTTATACAATTCCTCCGCTTGAGAATCGTTGATCGGCTTTAATCTAACCCATATGTTCTTATTCTGATCGGATATGGGAAAACATACCCCGGCACCGATCCGGTAGTCCTCTATGTGAGACCTAAGAGTGTTTACGTGGCTTTCAAAAATAGTAAATGAAAACCCCTTTATTCCGATTGCTGATTCGTCATCAAGTTTGGAAGCAACAATAAAGTAATAATTGCCAATGTCTACCCAAAAGTTTTTTTCAAAAAAAATAATCGACCTCTTTACCAAATTTTCGTCTACCTCCACTGGGCCAAATTCCAGTTTGGGCGGGACCGCATATTCTCGGTGTTTCAGTTTCTCGCTAATGTCTTTTTGCATGCTCCCAATGATGTTGCTAATTTCTCGCTCCTGCGCTTCTGACCATTCCTGATAACATCTTGCCATTTCGGCCCAATGCTCGCCGGGTTTTAAGGAAATTGGGAAAAATGGAATTTCCTGAAAGCCAGGGCTGGATTGCTGTTGGCGCGGGTAATAACTTTGGACCGGAACGCGCCGTATCTGGTGATCGCCAAGGATTAGGCACTCTATGGCTCGAATTGTGAGGGAGCTCCCGCCGGTATTTTCCATATCGATGAAAGCCTGGGCTGTAAGATTGCCGAGAAAGTGAGACAGACCCAATTGATTTCGAAGCGTAAGTTGCATTTTTTTTCCGGCGAGCAGTTGCCGAATAGGAGGAAGCTGAGAGAGAACTATGGCCACAGTGGCGATGACTGCGCTCCAAACCCCCGGATTTTTCAGGAATGACAAGTCCCAATCCACTTAAAGTCTCTCGATTTTGCACAATTTAGTTGACTTAGCTGATCCGCAAGGATCGCTTCGAGCGGAGATGGCAAGTATTGCGCCTTTCTGTGTTTGACGCAATCGTCCTCGGCAAACACTGGGGCTGGCAAGGGCACCGAAGGTGCTGTGCCTCCGCGAATGGAGCCGAGCCGACAAGCCGCATCTTTCGCGGGCTACGGCGGCGGCAGGTCGGCAGCCTAGGAAGTATGACTTGACTCGCGTTCCCGTTTCGTTCTCAGTCGCGGGCCAATGCCCACCATCCGGCGGCTGGTCGATTACCCGTGGGTTCTGGTCCGGCTGCGCTGCGAAGTGTGCAAGCGGGCAGGGGCGTATCGGCTCGCGCGCTTGGCGGTGAAGTACGGCGCCGAGATCCTGCTCGACGACCTGATCGTGCGGTTGTCGGCGGATTGCCCCTGGCGCGACGAGCCGCGCGGCACCTGCGGCGCGCGCTTCTCCGATCTGCCGCCCCGGCGCCCGCCCGACATGCCGGCGCGCGCGATGCGCGTCATCGCCGGCGGGAAGAGGTGAGGGCGGCTACGGGACCTCTTCGACCAGCAGCCGCTTGGCCTCGTGGTCCTTCAGGTGAAATTCCGCCAGAGCCGCAGCTTCTGCTGCGTCTCGATCGGGCGCCGTGACCCGCCCGAGGCGTTCCAGCCGTTTCCTGATGACCGACACCCGCCAGGTACGCACGGCCGGCGCGGCGGGTTGTGACTTACGCACACGCTTCATGCCGGCGAATCTGCCGCGTAACGCGGCGGAGTCAACAGGATACCGGCGCCAGCACGGCCAACGGATAACAGGAAGTCGCCAGCTTCGCGGGAGAAAAAAGAAGGCCTCGGCGCGCGACCGAGACCTTCGAGTAGATGTCAGGTCAGACAGACGAACCCAACAGCAATTTCGTTAGCTCCACGAATGTTCAAGCTTGGTGAGTGCACCTGCGTCGCACCAGGTTCGAACCCGCGGCGCGAGAGTGGAAGGAGCCGGCGAGCGGGCATGGGCACGCACAATGCTCATCCTGACGAGGCGCCCAGCGGCTCGCCGCTCCTCTCCATTCACTGTGGAACGGCGTTTCCCGTGCGGCCTCGCAACAGGTAGTCCGCTGCCTAGCGCAGCGCCGTGGCGACGGTCGTGTACTTGGTAGTAAGCGTGCTGCCGAGCGCGTTGGCGCTGCCAATGATTGCGATCGAAATGGACGAGGCGATCAGCGCGTATTCGATCGCGGTCGCACCGGACTGGTCGCGAACGAAACGGGCGAGCAGCGTCTTCATGAGAACTCTCCGGCCTGCCCCATCCGCCGTCCTTGGCTCACACCCTAACGAGAGATTACTGCGAGAGGTTTAAATCGCTCGCAAGAAATCCGTATCTTTGCGTTAATCTTTCCATTGGCTTGCAGCAATCGCGAGGGTCACGAGACTTCTTCCACGAGCAGGCGCTTGCGCTCGTGATCTTTCAGGCCAAATTCGGCCACGGCCGCGGTTTCCGCAGCCGCTTCCTCGGGCGCGGCAACCCGCCCCAGTCGTTCCAGTCGCTCGAGCCCGCCGCTTAAACAACCAAACCGCAGCTGAACGACCAAAGGGCCGCCTCGCGGCCCTTTCGTTTTGGGACGTCGCAGTGAAAAAATCCGAGTTGACGCAAGAACGGCTGCGTGAACTCTTACGCTACGACCCTAGGACGGGAAAATTTCGCTGGCGGGTGCGCAAGAGGTCGAACCACGATCCTGGGGACATCGCCGGCTGTCGCGTTCGATCGGACTTTTGGTGCATTCATATCGACGGTCGTCGCTACCAGGCGCACCAGCTGGCGTGGCTGTACATGAAAGGCGCGTGGGGCCGGCCCGTCATCGATCATCGTGACGGCAACTCTCTTAACAATCGATGGTGGAACCTGCGATTAACGACCCGTTCGAATAATGCTGCCAATCGGCGGCGCCTGCGCAGCAACACGTCGGGCTTCAAGGGCGTCGCGTTCAACCGGCAAAGAGGGAACTGGAAAGCGCAGATCACAAAAGAGGGGCGACGGTATTATCTCGGCAGCTACGCGACCGCCGAGGAGGCGCATGTGGCCTACGTCGCCAAGGCGCGCGAGCTGTTCGGCGAATTTGCCCGAACGAAGTAGGCGGGCATATCCGCCATAGCGGGAGTAGCGCAGCTGCTGCAGCGTGGCGGAGCCGGCGAGCGGGCAGGGACACGCACCAACATCATCCTGACGAGGCGCCCAGCAGCTCGCCGCTCCTCTGCATGCCTCAAGTCACGTCCCAGCGACACTTGATCTTGCCATACTATTGCGCCGAATCCCGACTAAACTCCGAATCAGAGCGAGCGGGGTTCGAGCCGATGATCGAGTGGTTGAACGAAGCGATTGATTGGGTGTTCACGACGTGGCGACAGCTTCAGTCGAAGGACGCGCTGAGCCTTATCGTGAGCTTGTGCTCTTTCGTCATAGCGGCTGCCGGCTTCATTTATACCGTACGGTCAAAACGGCGAGACGCCAACACGGCTGCCAGGAACGACATGCATTCCTGTATTTCGGAGATATCCAAGATAAGGACCGAACGCGAAGAGAAACAGCGTGAATTGGGAGACGAGTATCTCGCCGCACAGAACGTGCGGATGCGGACGATTTTCAACGACAAGACCAAATTGTTTCTCTCGAAGGCGGTGCTCCTGAGCACGAGATACCGGAGGCTCGATATCTCTTCATTTGAGAGCCTGTTGTTAGGCGCCGCTCTCGCCGACGAGGGGAAGTATCGCGCGTCGCTGCAATTCTATAAGCGCGCGGTGACAACGAGTGCCGATTCGGCGGACAAAGCGGCCGCCTTGCGCGTGTATGGCCGCGCGCTGATCGCGTCCGGGTATCCGAGATGGGGACGGTGGCGCATGCGGCAAGCCGCAAAGCTCTTCTCCGCTTTGAGCAGCAAGCGTGGATACGACGACGACAAGATGAACTACGAAGCCGCGGACACTTACGCACGACTCGTCCGGACACAGCTGCGCTGGAATTACCGTAAGAAGACAGCCGCCGATCTGATCGACCTGCGACGAGCGATCGCCAACATCAGGGACCCGCGGCATCGTCAATCCATGCAGAGCGAGTTGGACGAAATCACGCGGTCAGCAGCCCCTCCAGCGGCAACCGTACCAGATGCTGTCGTCGCGGACCCAACGCAGGGCGCGACGCCTGGCAGCCACTGAGGCTCACCCTCTCCGCCGCTCGCTCCGCTCGCGGGGGGGAACCCAGAGGCCACGGCGGTTTGGTCCGTCAGCATGCAGGTCAAATGAGGTCGACAACGACGGCCGCCGCCACTCTTGATTGGCAAAGAGTAGCGGCGTAACTAGGTTTGCTCGCACTCTCATCGGAGACCCCAATTGATCGAGTTTCGGAGCTTTGAAGAAACTCTTGCGCTCTTGGCCGCGTTCTTCACTGCTGTAATCGCATACAAATTCTTCAAGGCACCTCTAATCGTGTCCGCACTAATTGCAGTCCTTTCAGCCGCCGTTGTCGCTTACATCACCTTCTTTCAGTTCAAGCTGCAAGACGACATAATCACCTACCGCAATCGTTACCGCCAAACGAGCTTTCCCGTGGCGTGGGTGGAAAAAGTCGGCATGCAAACGTTCTGGGCGGGCTTGCCGGGACACACCTTTATGTTCCTCATGCGTAGCCCGCCCTCTCCGGTCAATGGTCATTTCATGCGTACGGGGCTTGTGTCATGGCCCAGCGCGAGCGATTGGGTTAAAGGAGTGAACGCGGCTGTCAAAGCTCAGCGCATTGGCGAGACCAAATAGAAGTTATGCTGCGCTTGCCATGTTCAATCTCTATTCTGCACCGTTGAGGAAATAACCGATGTCGCTCCCGCCCGAATCCCTGCCGCCCTACTATATGCAGGGCAACGCCATCAACAACCGCGTGACCCATAACGATCGCCCGTGGCTCGTGCTGGTCAACCAAGCCGATCCAAATTTCGCGCGCGATCAGCACCACGAGATCGAATACGAGTTCTCCGGCCGCCGGTTCTACGCCGATCGCAGCAAGCGCGGCGCCTATACCTGATGTCAGATGTCAGATGTCAGATGTCGGATGTCAGATATCGAGAGCGATAGTCTGACCTCTGTCATCTGATCTCTGACATCTGTTTCCGAAGGAAACACCCATGCCCACCGCCGCTCCCGGCGCCGGTCCGCAGATCGGCCACGTCGTCATTTACCGCCAGAACGCCACGACCGCCTATCCGGCGATCATCACGGGCGTGAATACCAACGGCACTGTTTCGCTGACCACATTCCCGCCCGGCGCCGCGCCGGCAACGCAGGCGAACGTGGTGCACGATTATTCCGAGAAGAAATCGGGTGCGTGGTTCTATGCGCCTTACCTGTAGGGTGGGCTAAGCGGCGCGGCTTCGCGCCGCGTGCCCACGCGGATCAAACAAATGGTGGGCACGGGCCTGCGGCCCTTAGCCCACCCTACGGAATCCAGCATGTCCGATCTCCCTATCCTCCTGCGCTCCGAAACCACCCGCATGCCCGGGCGTTCGCTGGTGCGCCGCGAGGCGCGGTTCGTGCCCTCGGGCGAGGGCTCGCGCGAACGGTTGCGTGCCGATGTGGCCGCCGCGCGGGCCGTGCGGAGGATTCTCGACACCGCCTATCCCGGGCATGACTGGGAAGTCGTCGCCGACAGCGGCCAGGGCTACGTTGCGTTCCGTATCCCGGCGCTGATGGGCATGAACTACGCGTATCTGGTGAAAGGCCGGGACCTCACGCCCGAGGCGATCCTCAAAGGTGGTGGCGAGCTGCTCGAGCGCTACCGGCTGCCGCGCGGCAAGTTCGATCTCGACCGTTTCCTCGCGGCGCGGGCGGAACATTCGGTCCTGCTCGACCGAACTAAAAAAATTCCTTCGTAGGGTGGGCTAAGGCCGCCGTAGCCGTAGGCGAAGGCGGACGTGCCCACCACGACCTTTCAACAAATCGCATGACGCTCGTGGGCACGCGGTCTCCGCTGCGCTCCGCCCGCTTAGCCCACCCTACGGAATCTCCCCATGCTCCGCACCACACCACCCGGCGAAGACCCGGTCGGCGAGGCTCGTGTCAGCCCGGTCGGCTTTTTCGAGCACGGCTCGCCGCCGGGCGAAGACGGCGTCAACGACCTCTACCAGCACGCCTCGGACCTCGCGCTGCCGCCCGGATCGGCCCCGGAGCGGGTGGGTCACGACGCGCCCGACTACCTCCATCTCATCACCATCGCCGAGCAGCAGGCGAATCTCTACGTCCAGCAGGTCAACCGGCGCGCCTGGTCGCGCTCTTACCGCGCGTTCCACAACGAGCACTTCGCCGGAAGCAAATACGGTCACAAGGACTGGTCGAACCGCTCGAAAATCTTCCGCCCGAAGACGCGCTCGGCGGTGCGCAAGGACGGCGCCGCCGTCGCGGCCTCGCTGTTCGGCACGGTCGACGCCATCACCTGCTCGGCGGGCGACGAGGCCGATCCCACCCAGCGCGGCGCCGCCGCGCTGATGCAGGAGCTGATCAACTACCGCACCGACCGCACCTCCGGCCGCGCCGCGATTCCGTGGTTCCTGGTCGCCATGGGCGCCAGGCAAGACGCGTCGATCGCCGGCATCTGCGCGTCGAAGCAATATTGGAAGCTCGAATTGCGCAAGTCCGAGGACGAGCTCGGTCCGGTCTACGTCCCCGACATCGACAGACCCGACATCCGGCTCTTTCCGCCCGAGAACGTGATCATCGATCCGGCCGCCGACTGGACCAACCCGGCGCAGTCCGCCGCCTATCTGCTGCTCAAGTATCCGATGCGGCTCTACGAGGTGGAGAAGAAGACGCGCGACCCGCTCAACCCGTGGAAGGCGCTGCCGCCCGACCTGCTCAAGGGCAGCGCGGAGGCGAGCAAATTCGACGCGGCGGCGATCAGGCGCGCGCGCGAGTTCGGCCTCGACCGGTTCGACGAGACGCAGAACTCCGCCGCGTTCGACATCATCTGGGTCTACGAGGCCTTCATCCGCATCGACGGCGAGGACAAGTGCTTCTTCGCGCTCGGCGACAAGGCGTTCCTCACCGACCCGAAGCCGACGCGCGAGGTTTACCCCGAGCAGGCGGGCGACCGCCCGGTCACGATCGGCTACGGCGCGCTCGAGGCGCATCGGATCTATCCCATGGCGCCGGTCGAGAGCTGGCAGCAGACCCAGCAGGAGATCAACGACGTCGCCAACCTCTATCTCGACACGATGAAGCAGAACGTCGCGCCGGTCACCAAGGTGGTGCGCGGGAGGAGCGTCGATTTGGAGGCGCTGCACCGGCGCGGGCCCAACAGCCACATCCTGGTGACCCGGCTCGACGACATCGACTTCGCCAGGCCGGTCGACATCCCGCAGTCGGTGATCGTCGGCATGGAGAAGCTCGACGTCGACATGGACGACCTCGCCGGCCAGTTCAACGCCGGGTCGGTGCAGACCAACCGCACGCTCAACGACACGGTCGGCGGGCTCAAGCTCATCGCCGGCGCCTCGAACGCGGTGCAGGAGTTCGACATCCGCCTGTGGATCGAGACCTGGGCCGAGCCGGCGTTGGCGCAGGTGGTGCGGCTCGAGCAGTATTACGAGAGCGATGAGATCGTCCTCGGCATCTGCGGGCAGCGCGCGCAGCTGTGGCAGAAGCACGGGGTTTCCCGCATCACCGACGAGCTGATGGACCGCGAGGTGACGATCCGCATCAACGCGGGGCTCGGCGTCGGCGATCCGCAGCAGCGGCTTGCCAAGTTCCGCGACGCCACCGCCGTGGCGGCGCCGCTGCTCGCGCAATCGCCCGATTTCCAGAGCGGGAAGATCAAGCTCAACATTTCCGAGATCATGAACGAGTGCTTCGGCGCGGTCGGCTATCGCGACGGCGGCAAGCGGTTCATCAGCGAGGCCCCGCCCGATCCGGGCCAGGCCCAGCAGGCGCAGATGCAACAGGGGCTCATGCTCCAGAACATCCTCGCCGAGATCGCCAAGAAGCGCGCCCAGGCCAAGCACGCCGAGGCGCAGGCCGGCCACGCGCAGATGCTCGGCACGGCAGCTATTGCAAAAGTCGGCCTCGAGCACCGGCGCGCGCTCACCGACGAGCGCAACTCGGCCTTCGACCACGCCCACCAGGTGCACGACCGGTTGCTCGCCGCCCACGAGCAGGGCCATCGGCACGCGATGGAAGTAGCAGATGCCAGAGGTCAGATGTCAGATTTCAGAAGTGCAACGGGCGATCCGACCTCTGACATCCGACATCCGACATCCGATGACGCCGCAGGCGTCATCGCCCAGCTCATCGCGGCGCTGCGCGCGCCGCGCCCGCCGGTCGAGTTCGTGCGCGACCCCGCGACCGGCCGCATCTCGGGCGCGCGTTATCTGCAACCGCAGTTGCCGCCGCCGGCCACGAATGCTGCGATTGGACTCTGACTCGTCATGCCCCGCGCAAGCGGGGCATCCAGTACACACCGGTCCCGTTTGTATTTGAAAGATCTGTGGTTACTGGATCGTCCGCTTGCGCGGACGATGACGACCGTGGGAATATTATTTACGCCCTACGCCAGCTGGTCCGCGGCGGTGGCCTGCGCGATGAGGGTGGCGCCGATGCGCTCGCAGCTTTGCGCGGTTTCTTTGATCAGCAGCGCGTTGTGCGGCGTCGTCAGATCGATCGTCGCCTTGCACACCGCGCAGGTCATGGAGGTGCGCCGCAGCAGCAGGGTAACCAGCCGTTCCGTGTATTGCTTGCAGGCGTCGCAGCGGATGCGCAGGAGCGTCAGGTCCGCGGTGGAAAAGCCCATGGCGAATCGCTCCGGGGTGTGCGCGGGAGTTTACCCGCTGGTCGCGAGAATGGCGAACGGCGGGCAGGGCGCAATAGCGGCGCAGCCGCGTATTGCGCCCTACGCGGCGCGGCGTTCCCACGCCGCGAGCAGCCGGCGCAGGGATTGCTCCACGTCCGGCGCGGGCTCGAGCCCCGGGCTCTTCGACCCGGGGCCCTCGGGCACGAGCGGATCGATCGCCGGCTGCAGGGTGGCGGCAGCGATATCGGACGACGCCGTAGCCCGCATGGAGCGGAGCGGAATGCGGGAACTGCTGTTCGGGTTGCTCGGCAGCCCCGGATTTCGCTCCGCTCCATCCGGGCTACGCGCGCTCTCGTCCTCCGGCTCAGCCTGCGCGAGGATCTCGCGCAGGCTGCGGCGCGGGCGTCCGGCGCGCCGCGCCGCGCCATCGTTCACACCGCCCGCGGCCTCGTCGTGCACCCTGATCATCCGGCGCCGGGCGCGCACCAGGATCGTGCCGACCACGGCGAGCAGCAGCGCGATGCCGAACAGCGCCGCCGGCAGCGCGCCCTGCGCGTCCGTCGCCGCGGCGGGCGCCGGTGCGGCAATTGGCGGCTTCGGCGCCGCTGGTGGCTTCGGCGGCGCCGGTTCGTTTCTCACCCGTTCGGTCGGCACCGGCCGCGCCCCCATCGGCTGCGGGACGGGCGTCGCGCTCGCGACGACGGGCGCGGGCTCGGCGGGTGACGCCGCCGCGATGCCGGTCGCAGCCGCCTCGGGCCAGCGCGTGCCGAAGCCCGGGTCGGGCGCTGCCTCGCGCGCGGGAACCGGCGGCGGCGCCGGCGCCTCGTCGCCCGCCTCGGGCACCGGCGCGTTGCGCCGCGCGTTTGTTTGTGTCGATGCGCGGCGCCGTTTTGCGTCGCCGAGGTACCAGCACTTGCGGTGCGCCGCGCGATCGACGCGATAAAACCAATGGCTGCCCTGGGGCGCCTGCGCGTTCGGGCCGGCCAGGCATTCCTCGCCGCGCGCTGCGCGGTCGGCGCCGGCCGTCGCCGCGATGAGCAGTGCGAGGATGAGCGGAGCGGTCCCTTTGCGCGCCATTCGTCCCTCCCGTTTTCCCTGAGCAACGGTATCGGGTTCGATTCGGGCCTGAGTGAGTCGCAAAATCGGCGCCGGTGGCGCATTTGTTGGAAGAACGCGCGCACCCGATCCGTGGTGCAAATGAGGCAATTGTGGCTGAGAACAGACTCTACGCGTTTTTACTGATGCGATTAAATCGGGCTGAGCAAATCGGCTGCTAGTCGATGCGTCGGGGGGCAAGCCGCGAACGGGGAGGGGTCGTGCGCCGATCGCTCGCACGTTTTCTCGCCGACACATCGTCGAGCGCGACCGTCGAGTACGCCCTGCTGGCCACGGGCGTCGCGCTGGCGATCGTGCTCGGGCTCATGCAGCTCGGCGTGCCCGGCCGCAGCGCCGCGCGGGCGTTGCTGAGATTCAGAAATCAGTGACCAGGTATCAGGTATCAGGTATCAGGTATCAGCTATCAGGTATCAGCTATCAGGTATCAGGTATCAAGAAATTCAGGTCTTTGATCCCTGATCCCTGATCACCGATGCCTGTTTCGCGGACGTACCGTAATGCGCACGCCGCGGTAGGGCCAATACGGCCAGCCGGAAACCGGCGAATAGACGCGCGCGGCGCGCGGCGCGCATTCCCCGTTGGGCGCGCAGACCGGAAAGGCATAAAGCCCGGGGCGCTTCCAGCTGAGGTCGTAGGGGCCGTAGTCGTGGGTATAGTCGCAATAGGGCGCGCATTCGATCGCGGCCACGGGCGAGGCGGCGAAGATTGCGAACGCGAATAGCGAGTAGCGAATAGCGAATAGGGAACGGCGAGTCTTACTATTCGCTATTCGCCATTCGCTATTCGCCCTTTCGGCTATTCGCCATTCGCTATTCGCCCTTTCGGCTATTCGCCATTCGCTCTTCGCGCTCACTGCAGCTTCGCCTTCTCGATGCCGGCCATCACGCATTCGGTGTCGACGCCGGGCGATCCGGAAAGGCCGACCCCGGCGACCACCTCGTTGCCGGCCTTGATCGGCACGCCGCCGTCGATGGCGATGACGTTGGGCAGCGTGGTCTGCTCGCGCCGGACCGGCTCGGTCGCCATGCGCTTGATGAAGTCGGCGGTGGTCATCTTGAAGGTCATGGCCGTGTAGGCCTTGCGGCGCGCGTTCTCGGTCGTGTGCGGGCTCGCGCCGTCGGCGCGCAGCGACACCACGGTGAGCCCGCCGCGGTCCACCACCACGACGGAGACCGCGTAGCCGCGCGCCTTGCACGCCTCGAGCGCGTTCTCCGCCACCGCCTTGGCGACGGCGTAGGACAACTCCTTGCGCTCGATGAACTGCGCGCGCGCCGGCACCGCCGCGACGCAGGCGAGCGCGAGGATGGCGACCAGGCGCATCGCGGGGCCTCCGGAGTATCGGGGGGCAGGTATCAGGTATCGGGCATCAGGTACCGGGATCAGGCCCCGAGGATGCGTCTGCTCCATCCCGATGCCTGATCCCTGATTGCTGAATCCTGATGCCTGTCAGGACGGGCTGATGGCGATCGCCCGGGCGGCGGCTTGGTACCAGCTCATCGATTTGAAGAAGCTCGTCCGCCGGGCGGGCTTGCGCTTCCTGCTGGTGGTTTTTCGGGTCGGGATGCTGCGTTTCCTCGTGCGCTTGCTCGACATCTAACTCCTCGCATGCAAACTCCCCCCGTGGACTTCGCCCCGCTCACGAAGTCCCACCGGCACCAACAATAAACCGGGTGCGGGCCGCGATGCAAATCCCGCCGCACGCATACCTGCTCTGCGGCGCGTGGGCGGAAACCACAGCGCAATCATTAGCTTAGCGGCACTGGCTCGCAAGCGGGTTTGTGCAGCGCAGCATACGGGAATCAGGGAATCAGGCATCAGGCATCAGCGGCGCCTTGATTCCTCGATCTCCGATCCCCCGTCCCTGATCCCCGATCCCTGATCCCCGATCCCTGGAGAAACCCATGGCCAAATACGCAATCACCGGGACGCAATCGACCGTCTCGGGCTCCTACAAGACCGCCCTCGACGTGTTCGCCACCACCGCGGCGGTGCGGCGCGGCAAGGTCTACGACGTGCTGATCGGCACCAACGGCACGCCGGCGGACAACTACCTGCAATGGGACATTTCCCGCATGACCGCCGACGGCACCGGCACCGCGGTCACCCCGAACACGCTCGATCCGGCCGACGTTGCCGCGCTCGCCACGGCCAAGAACAACTACACCGCCGAGCCGACCGTCACCGCCAACTCCTCGCTGCTCAACGTCGGGGTCAACCAGCGTGCCTCCTACCGCTGGGTCGCCGCGCCGGGATCGGAGCTGGTGTTCCCGGCCACCGCCAACAACGGCCTCGTGCTGCGCGCGCTCTCCGGCGGCTACACCGGCTCGGCCACCGGCGACTTCATGTACGAGGAACAGTGATCGGAGGTCAGATGTCGGATGTCAGAGGTCAGATGCCGCTTGTCTCTTCTGTCATTTGACATCTGTCATCCGTCATCTGTCATCTGACTTACAGCACCCCTTCAATGTAAAATATGCGCGCGCGCGCACTCGAGCCGTTGGGGCCAATGTTCCTCAACACGATTTGTCGCGCTTTGGCCACATCGGCAAGATCGACAACGACCTGGATCGGTTGACTTGTAATCTCCACGGGCTTTTCAACGATCTTTTCGCCATTGCGTCCGTCGATCAAAATGCTGAGGTGCCCTTCGAGCAGCTGCAGCCGGACTCGTATCTTGCCCGGTCCCGCGCTGAACGGGGGAAACGGCACCGGTGCCGTTAGTGCATAAGTCCCCGATGCCGGCGAAGTCGTCAATAATTTGTCAGCGTCTTCGGAAAGCGCGGATCCGGGGCCCACATTAAAAGAGCCGGGCGTCACTCTGGTCGCCGTTGCGCCGGCATTCGCAGCGGGGGTTGTCGTGGCAGGAACCGTGCTTGGCGCCGTCTGAACCGAGGCTGGCGCGCGGGCGGCGTCCATATGGCGCAGAGCTGTCAAAGTAATCCAAAACGATCCGACCACAATCGCCAACGCTCCCATGATCGTAGCGGCCGTTCGTAATCGCATTTCGGCATTCACCGCGTACCGTGCGCGCTCGCAACGCCGGGTGAGAATACTCACAACCGCCGGTTCATACAACCGGGCAAACAGCGCCAATGCTTTTCTCACGCGCGCACGCGCGCGATCGGCAAGATCGCGACGGCATGGGCGGTGGGTACCTGGGCGAGAGCTGCGATCCATCCTCCGCTGGGAGCGGCTCGTCCCTTCCGAGTCGTTGGAACAGTGATCATCATGATGCATTCCCCGGGCCGCAGCGCTGCGCAGCGTCATTCCCCGTGCGCGCCGCGGCGCGAAGTGCCGCGGCGCAGACACGGGGTCCAGGGGCCACAAGCGTTGACCCCGCGTCAGCAGCGCACGCCGCTGACGCGGCGCAGCGCGGCGCCCGGGGAAAGTTGAACCATGCTGCGCCCCGGCGGCTACGCCTGCATCGTCGAGCCGGACCGGCCGACGCGCGAGTGCGACACCTTCACCTGCGCGCACTGCAATCGCGTCACCCACGTCAAGCCGCGCCAGCGCCCGGAAGACATCGGCGGCCTGTGCAAACAATGCATGGGGCTGATCTGCCTGGCCTGCGTCGGCGAGGCCTGCGTGCCGTTCCTCAAGCGATTGGACGAGATGGAAGCGAAAGCGCGCTTCCTCCGGGAGATCTGACAATGGCTGTCACCCAAGGCCCCGTCGCGCAAGTGGCCGTGGCGGCGCTGCCGCCCGCCGCACCCTCGACCGGGCCGGCCTCGCCCGGGCAGGCCATTGTGCCGATCGTGATGAATTTCGGCAGCGGCGTGCGCCGCATCGAAGTGCAGGGGTATTGAGATGGCTCTGACTTTCGACCGCGTCGGCATGTCGACCTCGACGGTCGGTGCCGGCACGCTCACGCTCGGCGCGGCGCTCGGCAACGTGAGCCCGAACCTCGCCGCGTTCCTGAGCTTCGCCGGCGCCGGCGTCGCCAACGGGCAGACCGTGTCGTATCTCATCCTCGATTCCAACAACGGCTGGGAAGTCGGGATCGGGATCTATACCTCGTCGGGCACGACGCTCACCCGCACCGTGTTCTATTCGAGCAATTCCAACAATGCGATCAGCCTCTCCGGCAACGCCCAGGTCTTCATCACCGAGATCGCGGAGGACGTGAACCAGGCGGGCTACGGCGGCTTCCGCAACAAGTTCCGCAACCCGGGCGTGGACGTCGACCAGCGCGGGACCAACGGCAGCGCGGCGGCTGTCACGACCGCGGGCGCCTACGTGACCGACGGCCACATCGTCGTGCCGACCGGGGCGAGCGTCACGGCGCAGCAGATCACGCGCGACTCGATCTCGTCGCGCTCGGCGAACAGCCTCAAGATCACCGGCGCGACCAGCGTCACCGGCCTGCAGGTCAAGCTGCGCATCGAGAGCACCACGGCCGCGCCGCTCGCGAGCCAGCAGGTCACGGTCCAGTGCAAGGTCTATAACTCGACCGGCGGTTCGATCACGCCCAAGCTCTCGGCCGGAGCCCCGGCGGGCGTCGACAGCTTCGCGGCATTTAACGGGGCGCCTGCGAGCGGCGACCTCAACGCGGTCAACCTGCAGGCTTGTGCAAACGGCGCAACCACGACGCTCGCCTACACCTGGGCGGGCGGCGCGGGGCTCAACACCGGCCTCGAGGCGACCTTCGACTTCGGCAACAACTTCACCACCAACACCAAATTCATCGAGCTTTCCGACTTCGACATCCGCGTCACGCCCGCGGTCGCGACCGGGCTCAACAGCAACCCGCCGCCGACGGAGCTGCGGCCGATCAGCTTCGAGAAACTCGACGCGCTGCGGTTCTATCAGCCCGTCCCAGGATACGGCGTGCCTATGTGGGTCCAAAGCGCGGCAACGCTTTTTATTAGCTATCAATATCTGGCACCAATGCGGGCAGCGCCGACGGCCACGCTCGTGAAGACGAGCGTCGCGGCCGCATCTTTCGAAGCGAACGCAGGCTCGACGTGGATTAGCGGCAGTGGCTTGACGTTCACCGCGCCTGGTTATGGGGCTTCTGGTTTTGCCGTTCAGTGGACAGGGTTTTCGGGTCTAACTGCAGGAAATACGGCCGGAGTCAATTTCGCTGGCACATTCTTTACCCTCACCGCGGAGCTGTGAAACCGTTGGTGACTCGTTTGCCGGTCAGGGCAAACCGGCGCGCCGTTGTAGGTCATCAGACGGCATCGCCGTTACCCGAGGTGATTGATGATCTTGCTGTGGATTTGGACAACTCTTCGTGCAGATCAGCACGTCGGTCATTTCGCCGAGAATGGCGTGGTGCCGGTCATGGAAGCGGCGCAGTTCGACATCGAACGACGCCCAGCCGGCGATCAGCTCGGGCAAGTCGTAACCGTAATCAAAGGTGACAAGCGTGCCGGCGGGATCAAGCGGGTCGCCGTGGTATGCCGGTTCGGTGAGGTGTTTGATGGTCCCGTCCCCAAGCCGCTCGGCGCGCCGGACCGTCTGCGTTAGATGTTTGAGTATCGGAACGGTATGGAGATAGCGGCCGCCGAGCTCCAACGTGCGCCAGACCTCGCGATAGGCGGTGGCCGGATCGAACACATGCTCCATCACGTCTTGGGTGATAACCAGATCGAAGGCATTGCTTTCGAAAGTTTGGCGTTCCAGGTCTTCGCAGCGGAAACCGTGTTTCTTGCTGCCGAAAGGAACATCCGCGAACAGGTGGGTCACGACATATCCCGGGCATTCCAGTTGTAACCGCGCTGAGACCCCGCGCGGCATCGGCGAGGACTCGTGAATGCGCAGCTTGCGCCAGTCGGGCGCGACGCTGTTGAGAACAAGCATCAAGGCGCGCTCGCGCGGCAGAGATCCGCAATCAATGCACAGCAGCTGATCGCGCAGCCACGCGCCGTGTTCAACAAACTCAGCTCCGCCGCAGATCGGGCAGCAACCGAGCCGCTTTGCGATGTTCGACTGAGCTTCCATTCGGGCACCCTATCCCGGCCGAGTTAGCAGGGGCAACCGGGGATTGATCCATGCCCACCGGCATCACCGGCCTCGCCCAAACTGCCGTCGCCGCGCTCGCTACTACGAGCGAACCGGCGCTGGAATCGAAGTTTCACCAGCCGTGGTCGGAGCCGGTGAGGCAAAAGATCGCGCCGCAGCTCGCGGTCGCGCTGATCGCCTCGGGCCTCGCCTCCGTCGCGGCGGCGCCGTTTGCCGAAACGGTCACGCAGGACCGCTGGCATCAGCCATGGTCGGAGCCGGTGCGCACGCGCTGGTTTCCGCCCGCCGAGCAGCAGGCGGTGGCGCCCGATCCCGCAACGCGGGTCTCGTTCTCCTGGTGGGCGTGGCTTTCCGAGCCGGTCGTCAAGGCGCGGCCGCGGCTTCGCGAGGCGCACCAGCAATGGCTCGCCTTTGCGCCGCCGTTCTCCGCCGGCGCGGTGCAGTCGGAATGGTCCGGTCCGCCGCCGAGCCTCGTGCGCTTCCAGTATCAGGTGCACACGCGCCCGCCGTGGCCGGACATCAACGCATCCTGGCTGCCGCCGCTCTCGGAGCCGGTGCGGATCCGCCCGGGGCTGCTCGCGGCGCTGCAGCCCTACGAGGTTTCCTACGACGTTCTGCCGCTGCCGTTCCTCGGTGGCGGTGGCGGCTGGTATCTGCCCGATCCGACCCGACCGCCGTCTTCTGGCGAAGCGTCGCGGACTACGCTCGACGACGCTTCGCTGGCAATCCGCAAACCTCGGAAGCCCGGCGCGCCGCGCCAGGTCGCGCCGAAAATCGAGCCGCCGAGCTTCGCCGAGGTCATCGGCAATCAGCAGCCGATGCGGCTTGCCGATGTGCTGGGCTCGGCATTCGCGCCGCGGCTCGATGCACAACAACCGCCGGCGCTCGATCTTTATGTCCCGCCCGCCTCCGCCGTTCCGGCTACGGCGCGGCAAGCCCCGCTGCCGCGCGCGGTGATCGATGCCGCGGCGGACCACGTCGACGCGATGGACGCCATGGAAGCGATGCACGCGCTCGATGAGCTGGAACGGCAGGAGCATGAGGCCTTGATCGCGATCCTGCTGCATCTGGCGAGTGGTGAGTAGTGAGTGGTGAGTAGAAAAATGATCTTCACCATTCGCCATTCACCACTCACTACTCGCCGCCTCAACAAATGACGCGTGATCCGATCGCCTCCCTCGCGCTCGAACGCGCGGCGCTGATCTCCGCCGACATCGAGGAGCAGCTCACCGCGCGCAATGAGCACGGCATGCGCCCGCTCATCGCCGTGCTGGCGAAGGCGCGGCGCGAGGCGGCGGACGCGATCGCGGCACTGGTCGACACGGCTCCGTCCGACGCCGCAGCGATCGCGCGCCTGCAGAACGAGGTCAAGCGTTTCGCCGATCTCGTGCGCTGGCTCCAGGAGATCGTCAACGAGGGGATCGACCAGCGCTACGAGGTCGCCGACAGCGAGCGCGATGAATTGGAACGCCTGGTGGCGCCGGTCGACGATGAAGCCCGCGCCCACGCCCTCGATGAACTGGAACGGCTCGGCCTTCGCCCGGGCAACGGAAGGATGGATGCATGACGACCGAGACCGCCGCGGCCGCGGCTGAAGCCGCCCGCGTTGCCGCCGAAACCGAGGCGAGCCGCGAGATCGCCGCGACCGCGGCGTCCGACAGCCCGAATCCGCCGGCGCCGGAAGCGCCGGCGCCCGCGCCACCGCAGCCGGAACCTTCGTCCGAGCCGAAGCCGCTCGAGCGCATCACCACGTCGGATCGTGGCCGCGCCGACATCGCCGCGCGGTTCAAGGAAAAGCGCGCCGCGGCGGGCGGGCAGGTCGAGTTTCACGGCAATTTCCAGGACCCGTCGCAGACCTACGGGCCGTATGCGGGGCCGGGCGCCCCGCAGATGTCGGATGACAGAGATCAGAGGTCGGAGGAGCAGCCGCCGGCGCAACAGCACCAGCAAACCACCGAGGCGCCGCTAGCGCAGCCCGCTCCCCCAACCTCTGACATCCGACCTCCGACATCTGAACAACAGCCGCCGCTCACCAAGCTCAAGGTCCACGGCGTGGAGATGTATCTCCCGCAGGACCAGGTGATCGCCGAGGCGCAGAAATCGCTCGCCGCGGGGAACCTGCTGGAAAGCGCCAAGGAGGTGCTCAGCGGCGCGCGCCAGCCGGGCCAAGCCGCGGCGCCGCAACCCGAGACGCCGGTCACGGACGACAGCTACACGCAACTCGCCCAGACGCTGCAGCTCGAGCCCGATGCGGCGGTCGCGGGAGCGAAGCTCAAGGAGACCATCGTCAACGAGACCGCCAAGGCACGCCAGGAAGCGGCGCGCGAGGCCGGGCGCCAGGTCCGCCTCGAGAACGAGCTTGCCGCCAGCCAGCGCGCGCTCCAGGGGTTCGAGAAGGCGCACCCGGAACTCGCCGCGGACGAGTTCGCGCGCGATTCGATCACCACGCAGGTGCAGCGCGAGATCAACGCCGATCTCGCCGCGGCGGTCTCGCAAGGCATCCTCAAGGAACTGCCGAAGACCCAGGACGAGCGCAACGGGCTGCACACGCAATTAAGAGCGTTTGGCGCGCCGGTGCGCCCGATCGGCGATATTTTCGATGCGGCCGGGACGAAATACGCGACGTGGCGGGGCGGCACACCAGCCGCCCGGCCCGCGCCTTCGCCTCAGCCGCAGGCCACCACCACTCAATCCACGGCGCCTGCCGCGCCCCGCGTCGAGCTCACCACGGCTCGCCAGGAGCGCCGCGCGTCAATCCCCACCCAACCGACCAACGGCACCGTGCCGCCGCGTCCCGCGCCACCGCCCGAGCAAACCACGGCCGGGCGACGGAGCGCCGCGATCATGGCGATGCGCAAGGCGCGAGGTCAGATCGTGGCGTGAGGCGGCCTTCGGCCGCCGTGAGTGGGGAATGGTGAATGGGGAGTGGCGATTGCCACTCACTACTCACCACTCACTACTCACCTTCGCCGCGATCATACCCAACACGAAAGGACACCGCCATGGCGGGCCAACTTTGGTCCGTCTCCGCGGAAGGCGGATTCATGTATTCGGACGAATTGTCCGACGTGCTCCGTCAGCAGGTCCAGCCGCTCACGAAATTCCGTCAGCTGTGTGACGCGAAGGACGGGAGCGAGAAGGGCCTCAACCGCGGCGACAAGTATCACTGGAACGTCTATTCGACCGTTGCCACCCAAGGGCGGCAGCTGCTCGAAACCGACCCGATCCCGGAGTCGAACTTCACCGTCAGCCAGAAGACGCTGACCGTGAACGAGGCCGGCAACTCGATCCCCTACACCGGCAAGCTCTCGGATCTCGCCAAGCACGACGTCGTGTCGATCCTCGACAAGACGCTGAAAGACGACGCGCGCAAATATTTCGACATCGCGGCGATGCTGCAGTTCGACGCCTGTCAGCTGCGCGCCTCGACCGCGACCTCGACCACCTCGATCACGCTCGACACCAACGGCACGGCGAGCCAGACCAACAACGTCGCGCTCGGCACCGGGCACGTGAAGGCGATCGTCGACACGATGAAGGAACGCAACGTGCCGCCCTACATCGCTGACGACTACGTGGTGATCAGCCACCCGACCACCTACCGCAACTTCAAGAACCAGCTGGAGACGATCCACCAGTACACCGAGACCGGCATCGTCTTCATCTTCAACGGCGAGGTCGGACGCTACGAGTCCTGCCGCTTCATCGAGCAGACCTTCATCCCGAAGGGCGGGGCGGCGAACCGCACCACCTGGGATCCCTACGCGGGCACCGCGCAGGCGTGGACCAACGCGCAGAGCTCATGGGCGTATTTCATGGGCGGCGACACGGTCACCGAGGCGCTGTGCATCCCGGAGGAAATCCGCGCGAAAATCCCGGGCGACTTCGGCCGCTCCAAGGGCATCGCCTGGTACTACCTCGGCGGCTTCGGCCTCGTTCACGACGACGCGCTCAACGGCCGCATCGTGAAGTGGGACAGCGCGGCCTGACGGCGCGCGCGAAGCGCGCGCGTGAGTAGTGAATGGCGAATAGCGAATAGACCAATCGCTCCACTTCACCACTCACCACTCACTACTCACCATTCCTCAACGAAGGAATCCAACCAATGACAATTCCCGCGCACTACGCCCAAGCGCAAGTCGAGGTGATCACCATCCCCTCGTCCGCGTTCGGCGCCACCACGGCGACCTACAACTACATCGGCCCCAAGGGCCGCGAGGGCCACGTCGAGGACATCGTCGTCGACATTTCCGCCAACATGGTGGGCACCACCACCGTGCCGGAAGTCGACGTCGGTACCGCCTCGGGCGACGCGACCTACGCACGCTACCGGCTTGGCTCCTCGGCCACGTCGGGTTATCTCGCCTCGGCCACGCCGAAACGGGCCAGCCAGGAGGCGTGGACCGGCAATCCGCCGATCACGCTCTCCGACTATGCCGGGCACGTCGCGCTCAACAAGGCGCGCATCCCCAAGGACACGGCGTTCGTGATCACGCTCGGGGCAGGGGTCGGCGGCACGCCGGCCGGCACGGCCAGCGTGTACGTGATCATCAAGTGGTTCTGAGGACCAACCGTAGGGTGGGCTAAGCGGACGGAGCGCAGCGCAGGCCGCGTGCCCACGCGTGGGCACGTTCGCTCGCATGCGCTCGCGCCCTTAGCCCACCCTACAATCGGAGGCTCCAATGTTCGGCCGCCTGCGCAACGTTCCGGAGAAGCTGAAACAAGCCAATCCGCTTCCGGAGAACCGCAAAGTATCCGCGACCGGCGACGCCGGCCGCGACGGCTACAGCTGCCTGTCCCGGGCCAATCGAGAAGATGGCGTGCGGCCGCCTGCGGGCGGAGGCACCCGCGTCGACTGGCCCCCCAAGACGGATGCGGAAGATTACACGCCGTAGGGTGGGCTAAGGCCGCGAAGCGCAAGCGGAACGGCCGTGCCCACGCGTGGGCACGCGGTCTCCGCTTTGCTGCGCCCGCTTAGCCCACCCTACAACCAAACAAACAGGAGAACCACCATGGCTGACAACTACGGCCGCGAGCGCCGGCCCGACCCGCGCTTCGGCAAGTTCACCGAGGCCGAGGTCGAGGCCGGCACCGATGCCGGCACCGGCCGCGGCAATCCCAAGCTGCACGAGAGTTCGGGCATCGTCGAGGAGAAGGTCGCGCACGGGCAGACCGTCAAGCGCGCCTACCCGCTCGACACCTCCGACATGACGCTCCCCAACGAGCACGGCATGGAGGGATGGAAAGGCGCGCCCGACAACGTGCGGCACTCCCTCGACGGGGCCTCCGCCGTCATGGGCCCGAACGACGGGAACGAGAGCCCGTACATTCCGAACCACTGACGCGCGCTTGCGCGCGCTTGTGAGTAGTGAGTGGTGAATGGCGAGTAGCAAGCGCCGCCCGCCTTCACCACTCACCATTCACCATTCGCCACTCACACTTCAAGGGACCGCCATGCCCGAACCGCATCTGCTGCGCCTCGACCGCGCGCGCTACCATTCGAGCGTGCACGGCGAGTTCCAGAGCGCGACGCACTATTGGCAGGACGGCTTGCCGTTCGATGCGCTGGGCCATCTCGTCATGGGCGAGTGCTCGCCCGAGCAGCTCGCCAAGGCGGAGGCCAAGGCACCGCGGCGCCAGATGTCAGATGCCGGATGTCAGAGGTCGGAAGCGAGCGATCCGTCATCTGACATCTGTCATCCGACATCCGAGGTGAATCTCGAACTCTGGGCCAAGGGCGAGGCGCGCTATCTGCCCGGCAAGGTCTTCGCCGCGATCCGCGAGCGCTACAACAAGTCGGTCACCACCTTCGCCGACGCCATCGAGTTCCTGGTCAATGACGTGAAGCTCGTCGCACGGGAGCAGGCCTCGACCAAGCTGCTCTCCATGGGCCGCGTGAAGGCGGGGCCGGAGGAGGCTTGAAGCCGTGCGTCACGCGCGCTTATCCCTCCCCCGCGAGCGTAGCGAGCGCGGGGAGGGTGGACGCGCGCGAAGCGCGCGGCCGGGTGGGGGCTCTTTCTTTTTTCCTCCTCGCGCGGAATTTGCTGCGCAGCGCCCCCCACCCCTGACCCCTCCCCGCCAATCGCTGCGCGAATGGGGGGAGGGGAACCGAGAGGCCAGTGGCCGAAAAAGCGAGAGGCCCCGGCGAGCCGAGGCCTCCCTACGACAGGCGCGGTGCCGGGTATCCGCC